CGTCTTTGTATGTTTTGAAAACCAACAATATTCTTTCAGCTCAAGACCGTGAGCGCTTGAAGCAAATGTGGCAAAAACAATTTGAAGGTACTCCTCTTGCCAATCGCGTTTTGGTTCTTGATAAGCAAGTTGACCTGATTGCAATCCAATGAAGCGTATTGACCTGACCGACCTGCTTTTATTTCTCGGCGCAGCCTGCATCGTGTGGGGCATCGCGCAGATCTACGTTCCTGCGGCATGGATCGCGGCTGGAATTTTCATGATCGGTATCGCGTTTTTGATCCTCAAGGAAAGAGCGAACAATGCCTCTTCTGCAAAGTCTGATTAATACGAGTGACCCCAAGATCGATACCCAGAACAGCCCGAGCGCTGGCTGGGAGTCGCCCTATGGAAAAAAATCGCAGTCCGGTGAAACGGTCTCTATCTTTTCGTCTCAGTGTATTGCCACCGCCTATCGCGCAAAAAACATCATTTCTGATGCGGTCGGGATTTTGCCGTTCAAGATGTATCAGAAAAGCGCGAACGGATCGATCCTGAACGTAGAGCCGGATCACGTCACCCGCAACATGCCCTATCTGATGCAGATCTCGCCGAACACGTGGGGCTGGACGCCTTTCCTGCTCAAGAAGGCTGTCACCGAATGGTTGATCTTTCATGGCAATAGCTATCAATGGCGCCCTCCCAAGTCGCCGAATCAGGTCTTTGTTTTGCCTGCGAACCGCACCCGCCCGGTCTTCGACTTGCAAGGCAATCTTTGGTACGAGCATCGTTTTTCAAACTCACCCAAACCTTCCTACATCCCCGGCGTTGAAATTCTGCACCTGCTGATCAACCCCGACGAAACCGGCTGGATGGGACGCGGCGTTGTGACCTTTGCCCGCGAGACCTTCGGGCGGCGCATGGCAGCCAATAAGACCCAGTCCAAGATGTATGCGCAAGGCTTTATGCCTGCGGCAGTGATGACCGTGGATGGCGAAGCAAGCAAGGAAGTGCGCGAGAAGATACGCGATACCTACGAAGGCGCTATGAGCGGTTCAGACAATGCCTTCCGGCTTGCCATTCTCGACAACAAGATCAAGGAATACAAGCCGGTTGAATTACAGACCAAAGATTCAAGCTGGCTCGAAAGTATCTCTGCCACCGATGACGACATCGCCCTCTTTTTTGGGATGCCCGGTCACATGCTCAACAAGGGCAAGGAAGCCTACAACTCGAACGAGCAAAAATATCAAGAGTTTGTCTCGCTCACGCTCGACCCGTTCCTCGTCCCGTGGGAAGAGGCGGCGCGTGTGCGCTGGCTTTCGCGTGCAGAGCAGGTCAATAGCTATTTCAAGTTCAAGCGTGAAGCGCTCCTGCGCATGGCTGCCAAGGAACGCGCAGAGATGAACAACACGAAGATCCAATCTGGTCAGATGACCCCGAATGAAGCCCGCGCACAGGATGAACTTAATCCCTATGACGAAGGCGACCAGTATTGGATGGCAAGCAATATCCAGCCGATAAGCAAATCTGTGAGCCAGGCTGTAGAGGAGTAACGATGCGATCTTATATTTTGAATGCCTTCACCGAATCACCCTGGGCGATCCTGCCGCAAAAGCTGGCTGTGCTCGAAGAGATCGTGTATCGCCACGTCAGCGGCGAAAAGCTGACTGCGGAAGAAGTGCAAACCCGCATCCACGGTGCGAGCCGCCCGCCCAATCGCAATGAAGGCGTGGTTGGAAGTGCGCAAATGGTGGCGATCCTGCCGTTGTTTGGCACCATCTTCCCGCGTGCCAATATGATGACCGATGTCTCTGGTGCGACCAGCGCCGAACGTTTCGCCGCTGATTTTTCTGCCTTGGTGGATAACCCAGAGATTGGCGCGATCGTCCTCGATGTCAACAGCCCGGGCGGTCAGGTGAATGGAATTGCCGAGGCTGCCAACCGCATTTATCAGGCGCGTGGCAAAAAGCCGATCGTGGCAGTTGCCAATCATCTGATGGCGTCTGCCGCGTACTGGATCGGGTCTGCTGCTGATGAGATCGTTGCCACTCCAGACGGTGAAGTGGGCTCGGTCGGTGTCTTTGCCGTGCATCAGGATGTCAGCAAGAAGCTCGAACAGGATGGCGTCAAGGTCACGTTTATCAAAGAGGGCAAATACAAGACCGAAGGTAATCCATACGAGCCGCTTTCCGAAGAAGCCCATGCAGTCATTCAGGCAAGAGTCAGCGACGTGTACGAAAGTTTTTTGAATTCGATTGCCCTTCATCGCGGAGTCAAGCCCAACGATGTTCGCAATGGATACGGCGAAGGGCGCGTGGTCAGCGCCCAGCAAGCCATTCGATCGGGAATGGCTGACCGTATCGAAACCCTCGACCAGACTGTGACGCGCCTCCTGAACCAGATGCGCGGCGGCTCGCCCTCCCCTCGGAGCCAGTCTGCTGAAAATGTCAATCCCTCGCCCAGTGCGGATTCCAGCGATCCTGCCGCGGCAGAGTTTGAGCTTCAGGCGCAGAGCCTGAGCGAACGTGTAAACAACATTTTGAAAAAGGAGAACTAACCATGCTCGATCTGAAAGCAGCCCTCGATATGCTTATGGCGGCAGACGCAAAGTTGAAGAAACAGGCGTCGGAAATTGCCGACCTGCTAAACCAGGGAACTGAAGAAGCGACGCAAAACGCGCTGGCTCTGCAATCCAAGCTGGATGAATTGCAAGCCGATTATGAAGCCAAACAAGGCTTGTACGACCGCCTTGTGAAAGCCACCGCGCCCAGCGATGTCGCCAAGCTCTTCGTTCCTGCCTCCCCCACATCCCCGGAAGCCTCCGATGAGGCGGCAAAGCCGAAAGATGTGATGACTCTCGCGGAGTACAACAACATGCCGCCGCGTGAACGACTTGCCTTCGCACAACGCGGCGGCAAACTTGAAGGCTAAGTAAAGGAGAATTAGCCAATGACTACAAACACTCTCACTGGATTGGTACTCGACGCCCAAAAGGCTGCTGATCGCGTTTTACGCGAACAAACCGGCTTTGTTGCAGCGGCGTTCAAAGATTCTTCGGCAGAAATGGTTGCCAAAGATCAGAACATTACTTATCCCATTGTCCCAACAATGACAGCTTCGGATGTTACCCCTGCTGCGACTGTTACGGACCCGACTGGAACTACGGTCGGATATGGACAGATGGCGATCACCAAGATCCGCAAGGTGCCTTTTTCCTGGAACGGGGAAGAGCAAACCTCAATCGCCGCCATCTACGAAAACGTGAAGCAGGATCAAATCGCTCAGGCTATTCGTACCCTGTTGAACGAAATGGAATCCGATCTCTTTTTGGCTGCCAAAAAGGGAGCATCTCGCGCCTACGGTACGCCTGGCACGACACCGTTCGCTACGGCTGGCGACCTCAGCGATATTGCTCAAATTGGAAAGATCCTGCGCGACAACGGCGCGTGGACCGATGATATGCATATGGTCTACAACTCGACTACCAGCGCTCAGATCCGCGGTAAACAGTCCAGCCTATTCAAGGTTAATGAGGCAGGCAGCGCGGAAATGTTGCGGGATGCAACTTTGGGCAAGCTGGAAGGTTTCTTTCAGCACGAGTCAGGGCAGATCGTGCAGCACACCAAGGGCACCGGCGCAAGCTATCTTGTGGACTTGACCGCTGGTTATGCTGCGGGATCGAGCACCATCCACATTGATACCGGTACCGGAACCATTTCGGCAGGCGATATCCTAACCAATACCAAGACCGGGCGTGACACCAACAAGTACGTGGTCAACACGGGATTTGCGGGTGATGGGGACGGTGACATTGTTCTTGGCAAGCCTGGCAATAAGGTCGATTGGGTCAATAATGATCCGGTTGCGGTGGGCAATAGCTACACACCCAACGTCGCCTTTGAGCGCAACGCCTTGCATCTTCTAACTCGTTTGCCCAAGCTGCCGAAAGAAGGCGCAGCCGGTGAACACGAGATAATCACCGATCCGTTCAGCGGGATTTCGTTCCTGCTTTCGGTTTACCCGGCATACCACAAAGTGATCACTGAGATTTCGGTCGCTTGGGGTGTAAAGGCGGTCAAGAGCGAAGCGATTGCCCTCTTGCTCGGCTAAGCCGTTGCTGTAGAAACAGTGGAGTCCCAGGCAGATCCTACCTTCCCTGCCTGATGAAACCAACTCCGTGCGGGAATACTGGCTCCCGCACGGAGTACCCCAAGGACCCGACCGATGACCAACATTCTCACTGATGCTCAAGCTGCAAATTTCCTCCGCACCAGCACCACCGATGCGGTGATGTTGCAGCTCCTGCCTTTGGTGGATGAATACATCAAGAACGCCACCGGGCACGACTGGGCATCCGATGCGACCATAGACAACACTGCCAATATTGCGGCAGGCATGTTGCTCACCTTCTGGTACGACAACCCCAGCATGGTCGGGCAGGCGCCCGCAGCGGTCCGCTCGACGTTGATGCAGCTCGAAGCCAAAGCCCTGCGCTATCGCAAGTATCAATTTGATGGCGGCAGTGCAGCTGGCGGCGTGACCCTCGAAGGCGCTCGCATTGGCGACGTAGTCATCAAGCTGGTCGGAGTCTATGGCGTGAGTGGCTCTCAAACGTCAAAGTTTGAAAGCACCATCACCGTCGACGATCAGATCCAACAGACCGAAGCCGCCGACCTTTCAGACAATCAATACGTGGTGGTGCTCAAGCACCCTGCCGAGGATGTGAGCCCATAATGGCCGGAATCGATATCCAAGTTGGCGACATGCGTGATCGCATCACGTTTCAGTCGCCGACCGTCAACAAGACGGCGGGCGGTGCGCAGACCGAAGCCTACGCCACCATTGCCACGGACCCTACGGTTTGGGCGTTGTGGGTCAATGATCACGGGCAGGAAGGTGTTGCCAGTGATGCTGAGAAATCCAGCCAGCGGGCGACGGTCACCATTCGTTATCGCAGCGACGTGCTCGCGACCTGGCAGGTGCTGAAAGATTCCGCACCGTGGAAGATCTTCTCGGTAGACCACGTGCGCGGTCGCAATCACTGGACCGTGCTGCGCGTCGAGCGCGTGGAAGGAACCGTGTAATGCGTGGCAACCTGACCTTCAAAGGCTTGGAAGGATGGATGGAAGACTTGGCGGCTGCTGGTGAGAACGTCGACAAGGCTGTCGGTGATCTGCTGGGTGAGACTCAACCGTTCATCAAAGATGAGTTGATCGCGCAATTGCAAAAGACGTCCGAAGAGTACACCGGTGAAACCGCCTCCACCATTCAAGTCAGCGGCGTGCAGCAGGAAGGCAACTACCTGTATGTCGAAGCCACTGTCGGTGGCAGCGATGCGCCGCAGGCGACTTACAAAGAATATGGCACCACGCGCCAGGCCGCTGAGCCGTTCGTACGTCCGACCTTTCGAGGTCACCGGCTGAAAAACGAACTCAAAAAAGGCATGAAAGCCATCATGCAAAGGATGGGCTTGGCATGACCACCATCTTCGAGCGTGTCGAAACCGCACTGGGAACCATCAGCCCGGCGATCTCTTTCGCCTCAGCGCCCTATAAAGGCACGTTACCCAATGCCTACGTCACACATCAGTTGCTGCCTTCGCCTGCTGCGCAGCACGCCGACGACGCCGAAACAGAACGGCTCTACACCGTGCAGATCACGATGTGGGATAAGGCGGGCATACCGTCTGAAGCAACAGTAGACACTGCCATGATCGCTGCAGGCTTTGTAAAAGGTACCATGCGCCAATTACCGCAGGATGCCCAGACGCATCATTATGGTTTGGCGATCGAATATTTGTATTTGTAAGAAGGAGAACAACCATGACGAATCAAGCTGAACGAAAAAGCGTGCTGGGCTTGCGTGATCTGTATATCGCGTTGGTGACCCAGGACGATGCCTCTGCTTATGCGGCTGGAACGCCGCAGTATTTTGCGCCTGCCGTGATGGCAAGCCAAACCCCGACGGTGAACAGCAAGACCCAGTATGCGGATGATGCGTCGTTTGACGTGATGACCGCTGAGGGTGAAACCAAGATCGACATCGAGGTGACCGCCATCCCGCTGGAGATGCAGGCGCTGGTGCTTGGCAAAGTGTATGACGCTGCCACCGGGCGCATGTTCGATAACGGCGGCACCCCGCCGGATGTGGCGCTGTCTTTCCGCTCGGTGAAGAGCAATGGCAGTTATTTGTACTACCAGTATTTGAAGGGCAAGTTCTCTTCGCCCTCGCAGGAAACTGCCACCAAAACCGATACTCCGGACCCGAAGACCACCAAGATCACCTTCACGGCTGTGAAAACGATCTACCCGTTCGACCTGGGTGATATCAACGATGGTGTGAAGCGCGTGGTGGGCGATGAAGACGCTACTGACTTCGACGGCTCGACCTGGTTCGACAATGTACAGGTCCCGGTCGTTGGCAGCCCGAGCGCCCTTTCATTGACCGCCAGCCCAGTGGATAACGCCACGGGTGTGGTGGTGAGCTCCAACCAAACCCTGACCTTCAACAATGCGTTGAACGGCAATGCCCTGCTGGGTATTGGATTGGTGAAGGCTTCAGACGACTCGCCGGTTGCGGCTGCGATCACGATCAATGCGGCTCGCACGGTGATCACGATCAACCCCGATTCCAACCTGTCTTCTTTGACCGAGTATTACATCACAGTCAACAACGTGACGGATATCTACGGTCAGGAATATGCCGACACGGTCATCAGCTTCACGACCGCCTAGTTCATTATGAGGTTTCCTCCTTCAGCGATGAGGGAGGAAACCTTGGAAGGTAGAAAAAAAAAGATGGAACCCATCACACTTAATTTTTATACAGATAACGATGAGATCGAGATCACTCACTCTCGTTCACGTA